CTGAAGGACACGGACAACTGAGCAGCGGTGTCCTGCCTCACGGCAGGCACCCGGTGTTCAGTATCCTGCTGAACATCAAAACAGGGAGGTTACAGTGACGGATAAGAAGCCAACTCCCGCGAAGCAGTTCTCACTGCTGAGCACGGAGAACAAGCTGAAGATCCGCGGTGCGTATCGCCGTGGGCAGAAGCTTGTTGTCCTGGGCGACGGCAAGAAGTACATGATCTCTCTTCAGATCCGCAACGTCACCTACAGCACCAGCAAGCCGGTGACCAAGGTGGTGGACGATAAGCAACCGCGCAAGACGATCACTGAGAAGCAGATCGTCAAGCGCACCGAGAAGTGGCTCATCGTGCGACCGGAGAAGAGTTCGTTGCCTCTCGCCAGCATCGCGCTGGATCCCAGCGAGAACGTCAGGTCACGCTAATGGACAAGATCAACGTCACGTCCAAGCGGTCCTCCGTTCCCAACTGGGCCAAGTCGCCCGAAGCGGGCACTGCCGAGGAAGTCACCAACGAGGCACTCAGCGGTGAGCCGAAGATCACGCCCAACCAGCGTGGTTTCCTGCTCGACCTGATCGCCAAGAAGCAGGTGAAGCCCGATCAAGAAGGCAAGATCGACCTGATCATGAAGTGCCTGCGGATCTCTGAGGATCCGGAGGAGTACGGCATGAGCAAGTCTAAGGCCAGTGAGCTCATCACGTGGTTCCTGAAGCAGGACGACAAGCCGAAGGAACGGTTCGAGGATGGCTCAACCATGATGGGCTTCATGAAGCAGCGGTTCGAGATGGAAGTGCCGGCAGGCAGGTACGCTGTCGACAACGACCAGGGCGAGCTCCGCTTCTACAACGTCTGGGTCAGCCGCGATAAGATGCGTCTCAACGTGTACGTCGCGCATGGTCCGGAGGACAGCAACCTGAAGTACCAGCAGACCGTCATGGGTGTGCTGCGCAAGATCAAGGACGCCGGTATTCGCGAGGCTGCGATCCGGTACGGCATGGAGATCGGCTCATGCAGCAACTGTGGACGCCGACTCACCAACCGCATCAGCCGTGAGCTGGGCATCGGCCCGATTTGTGGTGGCCGCATGTTCGGCGAGGCTGACTGGAAGGACGAGGTCAAGACCAAGCGGCAAGAGATCATGCTGCGCGGTGAAGACCCCGATGAAGAGCTGGACGACTGAGTGTCCTGCGGTCCTGCCCCCACTCGGTCGGGGGCAGTTCCGGAGTACACCAACAACAGGGAGACCCAATGAAGACAACGTCAGGCAAGACCACAGCCACACGCAGGCATGGTCGTGTCGTGCACATCTTTGGCGAGAAAGACGATCTGCTCGCCATCATCAGAGCTCCCACCTTGCGCCAGGCTCTCCTGGACTACGCCAAGGTGACTCTGTCAGGCTATGGCTGGACTAAGCCAGCCGTGGTGGGCAACGTCTTGACCATCAAGACCAAGACAGGACGAGTGCGCAGCTTCACCGCGCGCGAGGTGAAATAACCTCAGTTTGCAGCGCATGGCGCTGCCGCTGCCCGCATGTTTTCCACCTCCCTGGGACATGCGGGTTGGCGGGAACGCCAAGTGGTGTTCCACAAAGTCCCTGGTAATCTTGGGGATTTTGACAGGGTGGTCTGATCAGGTATCATTTCAGACCACCAGACGCCGTGCCATGCGGCGAAACTCAGAGTGAAGGGAGCAACCATGGCAGTAACGGAAAAGCAGTACGACGCGCTGGTCCGGGAGTTGAAGAAGAACCCCGGCAACAGCGAGCGTCACTACGCGGAAGCCACTGGCATTCCGCAGGGCCAGATCGGCAGCGTCTTGTACGACGCCGAGTTGGAGGCAGACCCCAGCCTGAAGATGGCGGCCACCGCGAAGGCGGTCGTCAAGGCACGCGCAGACGGTCTGCGCTGGCCGCGCATCGCCGCCTACGCTGACATCTCCGTCAGCAAGGCGAAGCAGCTGTACGAGGAGGGCTCTGGCGAGTCCGCTTCGGACAGCTACGCTGGCCGTGGCCGGAACTTCACCAACGGCAACGGTACCTCCAGCACCACCAAGTCGACCGGTGCCTCCGGTCGGCGGCAGACCGCCAAGACCAAGACGGCCACCAAGGAGCAGACCGGCACGTCCGGTCGGCGTCGCGGTCGGCCTCCGGGATCGACCAACAAGCCGGCACCGGCCGGTCGTCGGCCTGCCGGTCGGCGCGGCACGAGGGCGAGCGCAAACCCTCGCTAGTGGCGGCAGCCCAGAGTGTTCTCAAGAGCGGCGACCCATCAGAGCTTGAACAGTTTCTGGTGGGTCGTCGCATCTGGGTGCAGATTCCACGCAGCGAGCGCATGGGCGCGGACGGACACAAGTACACCATTCCGGAGCACTTGTATGACATCCGCGTCCTCTCGTTCAAGGGCTTCTTCCCTGCCGATCCGTCGGAGGGGCGACCGAAGCATCTCGTCCAACTCTGGACGGATCCCGGCGGCATGAGAACGCTGTCGCTTGGCAGCATTCATCTCCGGGACCCGAACAAGGTCAAAGCTGGTAAGGCGGCAGCCGCTGCCCGAGCCAGCAAGCGGTGACGTTGCAGCTGGTCCGTAGCGCGTTTCCAGGCTACGGTCCGGCTAGAGCGCCACGCTCTACTGTCCAACCATGGAGGAACCACCCTCCAAAGCCGTAGGACGGTCGTAAACACCCACCAGGGAGGTCTAACATGGCGAGTGACGCGATGAAGCGTATCACCAGCCTTGCAGTACAAGAGCTCGTGAACGACTGGGTCGATCAGAAGATCACCGATGAGTGGGAATCGGAGCAACGTGAGCCGAAGCTCACCATCGAGGTCAGCAACATCGACCACAACAACACCATGATCCGTGTCGCGGGTCTTGGTGCTCCTCGCTACTTCAACGTGAAGCTCAGCGAGGTGCTTTGATGCACGTCGTGATCGAGATCATCCAGCACCAAGAAGACAACACCGGCGATCCGAGGATCGACATCGAGATCGAATACGAGGTGTGGGGTCCGTTCGAAGATGGCGAGCAGGCGCAAGCCTGGACTCTGGAGAAGGCTGACGACAAGAGCACCAGCTACTACATCCTCCAGATGTCGACACCGGACACCTGGCGACGATGACCATCGTTGACTCATGGATGACGGTCTGCACGATCATCATCCTCGCTGTCGTACTCTGGCGAATCATCCTGGCGTTTGATCAGCTTCGGTTCGATCAGCGCCGGGACGCCAGGAACAGGCTCCTGATGCGAGCCAACATCAACGAGCTCATAGAATTGCTCTGTGAGGAAGACGAACCGATGCTGTGGATCGCACTCCACAATAGCATTCGGAAGTACAGAAAGTGGGACGGCATCGATGTACCCGTTGGGCACCAAGATCCTGGTGAACGACAAGCCGGCAATTTACATCTACAAGAGCAGTGAGTCGGCAGCCGTCATCAGGTACAGCCACGAGAAAGACACGCGCGTAGTTCCTGCGCGCAAGATCAGGTTGCAGCCCAGCTGACCCTGACGGTCCTCTCCTATGCGGTGGGAGAGGGTCGTGAAGGTCAGGTAACAATAGGAGGTCCCAATGGCACACGTGAGGTCCAATGTGGAGCACGTGAGTCAGCTGCCTGTCTATGAGGCCAAGCGGTCTTTGGACTTCCCCAGCTGGCTGATTGTTACGTGCCCGCGCGAGGACTGCCGTGAACAGTTCCTCGTGCAGTCAACAAGGTGGATAAAGCCTCGCAGGTACACATCCCTGCGTGGCGAAAGCCACACCATCAAAGGTCGCTCGTGCCCTTACTGCATGCGTGTAGGTCGTGTACCGACACGTGCGAAGATAGGGTAGACTTACGGGTCGACCACTACCACCCGGGAGTACGGTATGAGCAAAAGAGTATTTGCGGAACTCAGCCCATCGGGTGATGCGATCGAGGTTCATTTTCGTTATGACATCGATCTCCTCAACCTGATGCGAGAGCTACCAGGTGCTCGATACATCAACCAGCAACAGGGTGGGCCTCACTGGCTCGTTCCACTCAATCTCGATAGTGCGAGACGGTTGAACGAGAACATGGGCCCAGATTTGGTGCTGGGTCTAGCACTACGGCAGTGGGGAAAGGAAGCAACGAAGCGTGAAGCCAGCTTGCAGACCATGGCGATCACTGATGATCTGCCGTTGGGCAAGCTGAAAATCGCGAAGGAACTTCCAGAGCTCGCAGAGTGGCTGCGTGGCTACCAACGGGCAGACACGCAGTTCCTTGCGGCAACTTCCGCACTGAACCTCAATCAGCAGCGCCTCGGGAAGACCCCTGAGACCATCGCTGCTATCTTCGAGGCTGGGCTGGAGCAGGGACCACACCTGGTCGCTGCCCCGCGCACCAGCCTCAACACCGTGTGGCGTTTCGAAATCGAGCGTTGGACAGCGAAGCTCGAGAAACCGCACGAGGTCATCACCTACTCAGGTGAGATGACTAAGACCGCACGCCAGGCTGCAATTGATGAGTTCTGGCAATGCATCGACGACGAGTGGCCAGTCTGGTTTGTTTGCACCTACCAGACTGTACGCGATGGAGCCGAGCCGTTCATGGATCCCACTGAGTTTCCGGATGGCTGGGCGACCTTCACCATCGACGAGTTCCACAAGTCAGGACTACCGCGTGCCAATGGGAAGGGTAACGATGTGAAGGGTAACAGCAAGTTCTCGCTTGCGTGCAAGCAGATCAACGCACAAAGGCGTTACGCGCTGTCGGGCACCCCGATGGGAGGCAAGCCTATCAAGCTGTGGGGTGCGCTTCACTTCCTGTACCCACAGCAGTTCACCAGCAAGTGGCAGTGGGCTAAGACCTGGCTCGAAGTCAGCAACAACGGCTTCGGCACTGACATCGGTAGCATTCAGCGCGGACGCGCTGATGAGTTCTACCGGACCCACGCACCATACATGGTCCGCAGGCTGCGGTCTGAGGTTCTGCCTCAGCTACCGCCAGCGCAATGGATCGACGTCTGGTGCGACATGTCACCCGCGCAAGCCAAGCAGTACCAAGAGTTCGCTGCACGTGCGGAGACGACGATCGAGGATCTTCAGCTCAATGCACTCGGCATTCTCGCCGAGTACACGCGGTTGAAGGTGTTCGCTGACTCGTACTGCGCCACGATGCAGGAGCGAGAGGTACGTTGCGACCGCTGCGACGGTACTGGTGACATCAACGGCATGACTTGCGTTCGGTGCATCGGCACCGGCAAGCGCAAGGTGCAGCATCCGATCCCGACTGCCCAAGAGCCGGGCGGCAACTTGTCTGGCAAGCTGCCGTTCCTGCTTGAGCGTCTGGCGGAGCAGGGCATCGTCGGTGCCAAGGTGCGCGGTGAGGAGGCTGATGACGCTGAAGGCGATTCGCTCGCCATCGTCGCGTCTCAGTTCAAGGAGATCGCGGACATGTACCATGCGTATCTCAACCACATCGGCATCAAGGCTGTGAAGATCACCGGTGACACGAAGGATGAGGAGCGAACGGTCAACCAGATGCTGTTCCGTCAGGATGGCACCAGACGACCGGACGATCCTCGCGTGATCGTCATGACCACCACAGCTGGCGGTGTCGCAATCACGCTTGACCTCGTGGAGAACGTCCACATCATGGACGAGACGTGGACTCCCGACGACCAGGAACAGCTGGCCGATCGGGCAGTCAACACCTCACGCATGCACCAGGTGGGTGTGTATGTCTACCGTTCCAGGAACACGGTCGAGCATCATATCGCCGAGACCAACGTCGATAAGGCTCACATCAACCGTGAGATCCTCGACTTGCGGCGACAGGGCTTCCGCGCGACCATGCGTGAAGAGGCCAAGAACGGGAAGTCATGAGTACCACGGAGAAGGATGTTACCCAGAAGAACTTCGAAGTGGTGGATCACAACATAGCCGCTGGCTATGTAACGTACATCGTTGACCTCTGGGAAGGTGACCGTAATGACCCCGCCACCACTGTAACAAGGCACATTGGTGTGTGGCGGGGTGAGTCACTCGAGAAGGAAGACGGTGAAGCGTTCGATCCGGACTGGCTTGACACCAGCAGCAGTTACAGCAAGTACAGGTGGCGGCCAGTACCCAAGCCAGAACCTGTCGTCTGGGAACAGATCGAGCAAGTCTCCGGCGACAAGGAGGCTATGAAGGCTCGTGAGGACTACAAGAACCTCACGACTAAGCAAGAGGATCGTTACTACAGCACTGCGCATAATACGCAGGTGGATGCATATGAGGCATTCATGACTGCTGTAGACCGCGTGGCCGAGGACGATACGGACGAGGCTGCCTGGAAGACGATAGAACAGTGGCGTATGAAGCACGCCATGAAGCACGAACGATAAGAAGGGAGGACAGATGGCGACATATCCTGCCGAGCATGTGCAGTGGCGCTCGACACAGCACAGCACCAACGTCACGTCTGTCGGCTGGGACTGCAACGGTAACATGTACGTCAACTTCCGCGATGGAAGATTGTACATGTATCGTGGCGTCAGCCGGCAGCGTGTCGTTGCTGCCTGGCGTAGCAAGAGCGCAGGACGCTACATCAACCGTCAGATCAAGCCATTCTTCAAGGCTATCCGACTGGCGGGATGATGGGCGTGCTCGACTGGCTCTTCATCATTCTGGTCGGCTACTGCTTCCTGTGGGGGCTGAATCAGGGTAAGAAGACATTCCAGTGGCATCGTCGCCAGCGAAGGGATGCGTGGAAGCATGAACCGCCGAAGCGCATCCCCAAAGCTGGCACGGTGTTCTTCATGGACAAAACCATCGACGACGATCATCCACAGCCAATAGCGGTGGCTGCCCAGATGCAGGCAGGCTACCGATTGCTGTACTCGTACGCAGCGCCCGACATCACCCGAGAGATGCGTGCGGTGAAGCAGGTGCTACAGCCATACAAGGTGCGTGGTGGATACCACTACGACGCCACTCGCATGATCATTGACAAACTGAGGGAGGGTGACCTTGCTTGACGAAGTGAAGAAGCTGATGCTGCTCGACGCCCATGACGACGAAGCGATGCTCCTGATCGACGGAAAGCAGGTCACCCTGCCAATCGGTGCGGAGATCGTGTTTCACGAGCCGCAAGAGATCGTTGAACAAGGAATCACTGCGCTCAGGCTACAAGAGCCGGGAGGAGAAGTGCGGACCACCACTCCGCTAGACGGATTTGTGAAGTGGTTCCGCGATGAATTCGGATCTCTGTGGGTTAAGTATTCCATAATTGGAGAAGACCCCACCACGAAAATCACGCATGTATGTCCCGCATGGCGTGTGATTGACGTGCAGTATCGGAAGTCTTTGTAAGCGTGAATGTGGCGTCAAAGCCGGTAGAACGGGATCGTCACCCTGTCCTCCCCGGCCAAGGGACGCGCTGTTCAGTCAGCTAGCCGCGTGATGCTGGGCGGTGAAGCGTCTCTGCGCCACATTCCAAACCTTTGTTCGCGCGCGTGCCCGAGCGCGCGCCCGTCAATAAGGATCGCGCATAGCGCGCTCGGGAGGCTTTCGCGTGCGCACGTCTCCGCGCGTATACGCGCGCTATAGAAAACGTCAAGTCTTAGAAGATCTAGATCTTACGCGCGCGTGTACGCGCTCGGGCGTACGCGCTCGCCTACTATGCGCGCGCCGCGAGAGCGCGCCCGCGCGAGGGCAGCACAAAGATCCGTAAAGTCCCTGCTAATCTGGGGGTAGCTTTCCGTCTCGAGATCCGGTAGGGTTCTCTCTCCGCTTCACCGCACGACCGGGAGACTACGAGGCTAGGAGGCCACAATGGCAGGTCGGAGAACTCAGCAGCAGCGTGAGACGAATGTGAAGAAGGGGAGCTCGCGTTCGTCTCACGGTGCTGCTGACCCTCATCCTGCCAGCGGCACTGGTCGCAGGCGGCTAGGGAGGCAGGCTGACTCCTCAATCACTCTCCCCGAGGGTGTCAGCCTGCCTCTTCTTCGTACAAGTGAGCGCACCACCTACAAGAAGTGCGAGTTTTTGTGGTGGTTGATATACGAGAATAAGCTCCAGCCGCAAACAGAGATGCCTGCGCTTAGGTTCGGCAGTCTCGTACACAAAGCCCTGGCAGCCTACTACGTGCCTGGCGTGAAGCGCGGCGTGCATCCAGCACGTGCCTTTGAGAAAGCCTACGAAGAGGACGCAAAGCACAACAGCGAGATCTTCGGCATGCGCGTTGACGAGGAAGATCGATGGGTCAATGCGCTAGAGCTCGGCGTGGCCATGCTTGAGAACTACGTGTCTGAGTATGGCAAGGACGACCGCTGGGAAGTCCTAGTCACCGAGATGCCATTCCGTGTGCTGGTAAGCCACGAGGTACGCATAGACGCATGGCCACACAGCAAGGTCGTGCCGTGGTTCTGGTACACCGGCGTGCTGGATGGTGTGTGGCGTGATCGAATGGACAAGACTCTGTGGATCCCTGATCACAAGACGACTGCCGGCATAGGCGACAGCAAGCTGAAGTATCTACAGGTTGACGACCAGGCGGGTGCGTATTGGTCATGGGGCGTGCAGTTCTTGCGCGAGCAGGGTATGCTGGGGCCCAAGCAGCAGCTTAATGGCATGATGTACAACTTCTTACGCAAAGCCCTGCCCGACGAACGGGCAAGCAAGATCGTCAATGGTAAGCGGGTGTACGTGAACCTTGATGGGAGCATCAGCAAGAAGCAGCCATCACCGTACTTCTTGCGACAGCCGATCTTTCGTGATGAGTTCGACCGCGCCGAAGCACAGCGGCGCTCACTCATTGACCAGCATCGGCTGGAACTACTGCGCTCAGGCGAGCTAGAGATCAGCAAAAATCCCGGCATGTTCACCTGTCCGACTTGTTCAATGCGGGATGTCTGCGAGCTACACGAGACGGGCAACGACTGGAAGACGTTCCTGAAGCAGACAACAAAGCCGTGGGATCCTTACGCGGAGCATGAGGTGTACGATGGCCGGTAGACGCGCAGCCCCACAGCGTAGGGATGCACAGTCTAATCAGTACGACATTCTTGCCGGTATCACGCCGGTAGGTACGGGTGACTGGATACGGCTAGGATTGTACAGCTATCCTGGTTGGGGCAAGACGTCCCTGGCGGGCACAGCCGCTGAGGCAGGACGCACGCTTATCATACACAGTAGCCTCAGCCTGCTACCGTCACGCATTCTGAAGCTGCCGAATCTAGAGCATTTCTTGGCCGACAACTGGGAGCAGATGCTTGAGGTGCAGGAATACCTACGCATGAGCCAGCATCCGTACCTGTGGGTGTGGTGGGACTGCGTCAGTATTGATCAAGACGTGCTGCTGGATGATGTTTGGGACGCTACCGTGGCTGAGAAGCCTGCTCGCGCATACCAGATCGGCGCTGATGGCAAGCCTGGTAAGCCCAATTTGTCGCCAACCAGCGGCCTCGATCGCGGTGAGTACGGCCGCAACATGGAGCGGATACAGCAATGGATCCGACACATGGTCGGTGCAAACAGCTTTCACTTCGGGGTCACATTCCACCCGCATGAAGGGCAGCATCCTACCAATGATGAGGGTGGATCACTTCTCCGTCCGTATGTGCAGGGCAGAAACATGACGGAGAAGATCTGTGGGTACATGAACATGGTCGCATTCTTGGAGGTGATTGAAAACGACGACAAAGATCTGAAGTGGCGTCGGCTGCATGTGGCGGAGAATAGCCGATTCTATGCCAAAGATCAGTACGACGCTTTCTTGCCCAAGGGCTACACGGACAACCCAACAATACCGAAGATCATGAGGGCAATCGAGGGTGCACGTGGTAAGCCACTGGGTGGGACATACCACACCACCAACAACGGACCACGCCGTCGTGGTCGAAGGGAGCAATAGTGGCAAAATTGATCAAGTACGACGTCTCAGGCGTCGAGGAGTCAGGTGGCGGCACCGGCGTGAAGGTGAAGCCAGGACTGCGCATCGCCAAGATCGTCCGCTGCCAACAGCGCGAAGCGAAGCGGGACGGATCACCCGCCAACGATATCGAGGTCGCGCTCGACTTCGGGTCTGAGTACGACTGGGGCTTCACATACATCGGTCTCAGCGAAGCTGCCGACTGGAAGCTGGCCGAATTCGTACGCGCAGTGGGGCTCAAGGACAGAGGCCAATTCGACCCCGACAAGATGCTCGACAAGTTCGTGCGCGTCAAGGTCAACTCTGGCCAGTACGAGGGTGAGTACAGCCCGCAGATGGGCAAGTTGATGAAAGCTGTGTCTGGCGACGACGAGACGTGGGCTGAGGGCAACGGTTCAGTCAGCGAGCTCTCAGGCAGCAGCAAGAGTGGTCCCGAAGATGACGACGACAACGGAGATGACGACGACGACGCAGCCGTCGACACCAAGACATACAGCAAAGCTGGCTTCGAGCCGTCGCGCGAGGGTGAGGAGTTCGGCTCGTACGACGACTGGACAGACGACGACTTGTACGCAGAGGCTGAGGACCGTGACCTCACCCTGCCCGGTGGTAGGGGCAGCAAGCGCAACAAGACCATTGCGGCTCTGCGCGCAGAGGACAACGCTGTGTCGGATGCGGCGGACGAAGCTGAGACCACCGAAGACGACTACGACGAGTGGGACCTCGACCAGCTGAAGGAGGAGTGGGATCAGCGTCAGCTGGGTAAGCTGCCGGCAATCCGTGGGCGTGGTGCTGAGGAGCGCATGATGGCCGCCATCATCGAGCAGCTTCGCGCCGACGACTCCGAGAATCCATTCGACGCATAGACCAAAGGCTATGAGCGAGGCTTTTCGCACAGACGATATGACGCTGGCTACCGTGCTCGCTATGAGCGGACACACGTACCGGCTAGAGTCACTCGTGGGACGAACTGGTAAGCGCATCAACTGGGTGTTTTCTTGCTCCATTAGTGAGCGGCAAGATGTTGACGTCACTGTCTCACATTACCTGCGCGGTGAATGCAGGGTTGAGCCCAAGATGTTCGTCACACGCACGTCGCTGATCCGTGAAGAGATGTACCGGAAGATCGGTACGCCTGACAGACGGATGCAGAGTAAGCGAGAAGCCTCGTCTCAAGCCTGAGGCGATGCCCGTCACAAAACGACAGATTCGTCTGCTTGCCCCATATCTTGAGGGCGAACAGCCGACCCATATAAACATCGACGGTACGCGGGAGTGGAACCTGAAGTGCCCGCTGCATGACGATGAGAAGCGGTCCGCCAGTCTCAACATTGAGAAGGGTGTGTTCTACTGCTTCCGTTGTGGTGGTATGCCCATCACGGCGCTGATCAGGCGCATGAGCGAGTGGCGTGAGACTGACGGTCACAGTAATGGTGATCCCGACCTTAATGGGCAGCCTACGCCAAAGCCCACACGTCTGCTCAATGAAGGCATGATCGCAGGCTGGCACAGCGCACTGCTCAGCAACGAGAGCGCACTACAATGGCTGCTAGAGCGGCGCGGCATCACGCTAGAGACCGTGCGTACCTACGAGATCGGTATGGAAGACAAGAAGCACTACACCATCCCGGTCCGCTCTGTCGACGGTGAGATACTCAATGTGCGTTACTACAATCCCACGCCCGGTACAGGCAGAAAGATCTGGGGTGAGCGCGGCTACAACAGCCCACCACAGCTGTATCCTTTGGCTAAGCTGAATGCCGGCCTGGACAAATACATCATCGCTGCCGGTGAATGGGACACCCTTCGCACGCTACAGGCAGGCTACAACTGTGTGACTCGTACCGCCGGTGAGAACGTGTGGCACACCGAATGGAACGAGTGGTTCAAGGGTAAAACCGTTTATGTCTGCCAAGACCGCGATGAGGAGGGACAAGCGGGCGCACGAAAGATCGCGCGAG